AATCTAAGGCATATGATCAACGAGGTACTCGACGACCTCAGATCATTGCTCAAGATTATGATGACCGTAGAACATACGGTTATCAACCTCGACAGCAGCATGGAGCTGCACAAATTCCAGGTACTGAATCGCGAGCATTTGACCAGAAAGGCATCCAACGCCGTCAAGTCATTGCTCAAGATTTAGCACCACCACCATCTTTTCCAGATGTTACCGTTCATAGTAAATTCGGTGCAACCGATATGTATGAACGTCAACAACAAATAGAAGATGCTTTTGGTGTGTATGAGCGTCACAATACTTCGGTCCAACCGATAATTGATGATGTATTATCATATGCACAAGGTAATATTGACCCTCTTGGGGTCAAATTCGCTGAAAATTTGCTGACTCGCGTGCTCCCCTGCGCGCTAGAGATGGCAAATACTGAAGATTTCTATGTTCCTCCAACTAACATAGTTAACTTCGTTAACATTTTACATGTTTACAACGATTATTACCTTATACCAAAGCACTTCTTTATGGATAAGAATGGTGTTCCAATTGTTAATGGTGACAATAAGTCTTATAAACTAATTGTTACTATTAATGGTGTCCACAATCGACTACCCTTTGATAAAGAGCGTATGTTCCCCCTTCTTGATGTTTCTGGAAAACCTACATTGGATGCCGTGTTATATTCATTTAAAACACAGCTTCCTACTGGTAAGGATTCTTTTTCCTATTTCATCAAAGAGGGCGAACTTGCTCTTATAGTCGATAATGATTGCGCAATGATGGTTGGCAATACTTTATTGAACAAGAAACCTGTTAGATCGTCGAGATCTTTCAACGTTTCCAATATTCGTTTTGCCGTCCCTTATCAGCAATCACCTGGACATATGTTGTACGTCGCTAAGGGCGTTACGTACGAAGCGGCGACAGCCGCGGGCGACTGTGGGTCGCCGATTGTTCTCATGAAACCATCTTTACAGGGTAAATTGATAGGGATCCATCTTTTTGGTGGCGCTGCAACCTCCTTTTCTGGAGGAATGTATGTCACGCAAGAGATGTTATCCCGGTCTATAGTTCCTGTATCGATCAATTATGTAGAACATGGTGTCACTTTTACCAAAGCAGCGACGGTCAACTTTACTCAGAATCTCTCCATCGAGATTCTTGGAGTTGTTGATGTTCCGCTGCACGTTAATCGTGACACGGTGTTTGTGCCGACACCGATATTGTTTGACTTCAAGGAATTTTCCAAAGTTCCTTCTGTCAAATTTGGCACACTCGATCCACTGTTAGTCGGTGGATGTCTGTTCGGGTCCAACCTGGATACATTCACCGTTCCTAGAGAACAAGAGATTTTCGACTATCTATCACGTTCCTACGTGGATAAGCCTGCAAAGGTTTTAGATGTTCGAGAAGCTCTTAATGCTCTTGGAGCAATGGATCGACTTAATCTTGAGACGTCAGCTGGTTACCCTTACGTAACGCGTTCCCAGTCGAAGACGACCTTTCTATCGGTCGATGCTTTAACAGGTTACGTGTCTTGTAAGGATGCCAGCTTTGAAGATTTCCTTCAAAGCTATATTACGTCGTGGCGAACAACTCACCACGAAGTCGTATGGATCGCGTCTCTCAAAGATGCTCTTGACAAAGAGGGTAAACTATGTCGCATATTCGAGATTCCACCTCTTGAGTATACTGTCGCGACTCGCGCCTATTTCGGTTCTTTTATCGAAATGATGCAGTCAATCCCCGACAAAAAATTTTGTTGTATTGGTATCAATCCTGAGAGTCATGAGTGGTCGAGCATGTTTAAAAAGCTTGCCGACAAGTCTCCTCTTGGGTTTGACGCCGATATTACGAATTGGGATAAGAATTTGCTTCCTTATGTGTTGGTATTAGCCTGCCGTTCGGTGAACGCGTGGTATCGCAAAAACGATGTAAATTGGACTCAGCAAGATGACGACGCTCGTCTTCGTCTGCTGGATGCAATGATCAACGCTTTTGTTATACTGGGTATATGGCTCATACGTAAACATAAAGGAATGGCTTCAGGGTGGGTGCTTACAGCTTTATTCAATTCGATCTGTAATATGATTCAGCATTTATGCTGGTTTTTAACGTCTTTGTCGCAGGCGGATTTATCCTTCTACGATGAGATGTTGACTACAAAGATCTACGGCGACGACTGCATCAACTCGGTCATCGCTGAAGCTCTACCATATCTCAACAGATCCTCAATGTATAAAGTTTACAAGCAACAGTTTAACATGGAAATTACCTCTTCTTTAAAAGATGGTAGTTTGTTAGATTATCAAGATCTCCATGAATTAACTTTCCTGAAGCGAGGCTTTCGAATAGATGGCCTTCATACTAAACCCACACTCTCTCTCCGGTCCTTGATTTCGATGATCTGTTATGTTCGCAAGAACAAAACTAATCATGTCCGTGAGCAGCTATTATCTAATATTAAAGTCCTACTTCAATTTTCTTACTTTTATGGCCCTCATTTTTATTCACAAATCGTTAAGTATCTATCTATCGTGTTACCATCGTTTTACCCCCAAACGTATAATTATTATGACCAACTCTACCTCAATGGAAAGTTCATTATGGATTACGTTTCTTCTACAACCATGTTTATCTCAAATATGACACCCGCGACTGTAATAAGTCGTTTAAATACCGAATCATTCACCCGCACTCCGCTAGCGCAAAGCGGTACAAGCATGGAGCTTGCTCAAATTCCAGAAGGCATGGAGCCTCAAATTCCAGAAACAAGCATGGAGCTTGTTCAAATTCCAGAAGGCATGGAGCCTCAAATTCCAGAAACGAGCATGGAGCTCGTCGATCAAATTCCATTTGTGCGCGATGATGCGCCAGATTGCAAAGAGAAGGTCGTCACTGACTTTCAATCTTGCCTTTGGTTCGCGCAGGGTCTTAGCGACATGACCGCTGACTTCGTTCCTGAGAATAAAACTGCTCACATTGACTCCAATCAAGTGTTGCATGATCTCGTTCCAACAGAACAAATAGTCACCAGCGATCAATCGCAGGTTGCCGCCGCCGTTATGGAGGTGTCAGCTTTGACCTCGGAGGTTGTTACGAAAGTATACTCGACTCCTATGTATGTAGGAGCCTACTCGATTGCTGCCTCAAATCCGCGTGGTTTTGGCGTGGTTATTAGTTCGAATATCATTTATTCGAATAATAACTTTATTCGTATGTTTCGTGACTATCGCTATGCGTCTTATGATGTTCGATACACCATAAATGTCACTGGAAACCCGATGGCCGCCGGCCACTTAGTAGCTGCTTCACGTCCTAGAGACGCCAAGCTTCCAGGCAGTATTCTCGATCAAGACTCCGCAATATCATTGCTTTCGAATAATACTCTCAATGCTGTTCTAGCTTTGGATCACGTAGTCATCGATTTATCGATTGACGGCGTTTATACCATTGATCAGCCATGGACTCACTTTCGCTCCATGTTTTCCTTTCAGGAATT